ATGAAAATATTATTTTATGTTGGTTATCAAAAGCAAAGATTTGATAAATTAACTTACTTAGACCACGGGATTGGTGGTAGTGAATACGCAGTTATAAAGTTAGCACAACAATTTGCAGACAATGGACACGATGTTATTGTGTCTGGTAATGTTTATACTGAATTAATTGATGGTGTGAATTATGTATCATCGGAAAACCTAACCAACAATCAGCACTTTGATATTGTAATAGCAACAAATTACATACATTACCTTTTATTCTTAGAAAGTATTGGTATTACATTTGATAAATCTTACTTTTGGTTACATAACACATCGTATCACCCATATTATCGTGGTGAGTCTCTACCTAATGATGGTATCGAGTATTTAGAATCTGATAGATTAACAAAAGTAGTATGTGTGTCTGAGTATCATAGTAATTTGATGAAGTCAAAGTGGCCACACCTTGCTGATAAAATCACATACATAGATAATGCAATAGACCCATCTGACTTTGAGAAAATATCAGTAGAACGAGTGTCTAACCGATTTATATACTCATCAGCACCTGATAGGGGACTTGAGACTTTATTACAAATGTGGCCTTCTATAAAAAAGATGAAACCAAATGCAACTTTATACATAGCATCGCCACCATATGCAATGTCGTGGTATGATGAATACAAAGTTGAGTATGATGATGTTCATTTTTTAGGTAATTTATCACCATCTGAATTGTATAAAAACATTAAGATGTCTGAATATTGGGTATACCCCTCAGTTTATAATGAAACTTATTGTATAACTGCACTTGAAATGATGATGGGTGGTGTTAAGATTATATCCACGGACACTGGTAATCTTAAATCACTATTGAGTAATCGTGGTGGTGTGGTTGAGTCTGATGTTCCAACTGGTGTAATAATTCAATCCATATTGGATACCTTGGAGTTTTTAGAAGAACGTGTCGAAGTTCAATCTGACTATTTACAAAATGCCTACAATTACACATCTAATCAAACTTGGACAAATCGATTTACAGACTGGTACTCTATGATTACTGAAAATGACAAACTACATCCCGATTTATATACTTACTACGAAAACCCAGATGAGTGGAAGCGTAGATTTATAACATATTCGGCAAGAACCAAAGAGTGGGACTTAATCACGGATGAGCCATTTATGAACACGTTCTCATTTCCATTATTTACTGCAGAATTTTGTCGTATGATTCGGGAAGAAGCAGAGCACTCAGACAAATGGACATACAATAGGCACGAATACTATCCTACAACCGATATGGTTCTTCAGACAATTGGAATGCACGGCATTTATATGGAAGTCTTGAGAGAGTATGTAATGGATATGTCAATTTATATGTGGGCATTAGAAGGTGAGGGTTGGGACAACCTACAATCAGAAAACTTCTTAGCAAGATATACTCCGAACGCACAGGGTCATTTATCAATACACCACGACTCATCCGATATCACGTGCTTGGTCCAATTATCAGACCTTGATGAATATGAGGGTGGTGGTACTTGGTTTAGAAGACAACGACAGCTTATCAAAAATGAAATTGGATATGTGACTATTCACCCTGGAAACATTACTCACAAACACGGAGCAAGGGCAGTTACTGAGGGAGCAAGATATATCATAGTATCCTTTATGAAAAATCCGAAAAGATAATCCATATACTATTTATATAGGACTAATAGTATTTAGGAGTATAAATGTCAGTAACAATTCCAATTTGGCCTGGTTCAGGTTCTTTTTCAAGTGGTTCATCGACTCCATTCGGGTTCTTCGATTCTGATTCTCAATTTCAGTCCGATGCTCCGAAAGTCGCCGAGTGGTGTGCTCGTAGATTAGGGTATCCAATCATAGATATCGAACTACAAGACATCAACTTCTTCACTTGTTTAGAAGAAGCAGTGAATGAGTATTCATCTCAAGTAAATCAGTATCGAGCAAAAGAGAATATGTTATCATTACAAGGTTCATCATTGGATTTGGATTTATCAAATACCAATATGAATGCTAATATGCAGAACTTGGTAAATATTGCCAAGGATTATGGTACTGAAGCACTTAGTGGTGGTAAGGTAACAGTCTATACTGGTTCATTTGAAATGGCAGGTGGTCAGCAAATCTATGATTTGGGTGATGATAATGTTGTCACATTAGAAAGTGGTTCAACATTGAATGGTATCACATTACGTAGAGTATACCATACACAACCACCGGCAATCATTAGATACTTTGACCCATTTGTGGGTACTGGTATGGGTTCTCAACAAATGATGAATACCTTTGGTTGGGGTAATTACTCACCTGGTGTATCATTTATGATGCAACCAATGTTTGATGACCTTTTAAGACTACAAGCAATTGAATTTAACGATTATATTCGTAAATCATCCTATGGATTCCACGTTGATGGTCAACGTATCAGATTATATCCAATACCAACAAGTGGTGATGCAGGTGCTAAGGTATACTTTGACTACACATTGGATAGTGAAGTAAATTCACCAATAGCAAACTCAAATGTAGTTAGTGATTTATCAAACGCACCTTTCAATAGACTAACATACTCAAATATCAACTCAGCAGGTAAGCAGTGGATTGCAAGATACGCTTTAGCATTATCAAAAGAGATGTTGGGTGCAGTAAGAGCTAAGTTCTCATCAATTCCTATTCCTGGTGCTGATGTAACACTCGATGGGTCAGACCTTCGTAACGAAGCATCTGCTGAAAAAGAAGCATTGATGACTCAATTGACTGAAATGTTAGAATCAACATCTCGTAGAGCATTGATGGAAGCAAGAAAAGAAGAATCTGAGTATTTAGAAGAAACTCTTAATAGAGTACCACGACCAATTTTTATAGGATAACCAAATGGCTTTATTCGGTGGACAACGTGATATGGCATTATTCAATAAGTTGAATAAAGAACTTATCAACGACATTATTGATACTGAAATCTACTATTACCAAGTAGCATTGACCGAAACAAAGTCAAATCTATATGGTGAGGGTAAAGATAAGGTATTTAACCAACCCATTAAGATTCCTTGTTTGATTGAGCGTAACCAATCATCCCAAGTATCGGATGACTTTGGTCAATCATACACTCGTGAGGTTCAGTTTAGATTTTTACGTGATACTTTAGTAGATAAGAACCTTGTACCCGAAGTTGGTGATATTATCCAATGGAATAATGAATACCACTTAATTGATGCACAATACTCTTACCAATACTTCGCAGGTAAAAACCCAACAACTTGGGATGGTGGTGAAACACAAGGTCTTAATGTATCTATTATATGTGATGCACACGTTACAAGACAAACGGCAATTAGATTGGTTGATAATTATAAAGGTAATTCGAGACAAAACGATAACGAAGTACCATTAGGACTATAAGATGGCAAGTAAGTATAGAAACGAAGACAAGTCGAAACCAAACCTTACTCAAACTCAATCCTCTACCTCAGAAGATGTGAAACTGAATAAGGCAAAGCAACTTCGTAGAGACCAAGACAACGTAAAGAACGTTTCGGTTGGTATTTACGACATTGACTCTGCATTTTCTAACTTCTTACAAAATGATGTTAAACCTACTATCGAAGATGATGGTAGATTCTACCCAGTACCAGTAATGTACGCATCTCCAGAGAAATGGGCAGCCGCCCAAAGAGATGGGTTTATGAGTGATGATAATGGGATGATGTTAACCCCAGTAATCTCTTTTAAAAGAAACAATCTTTCAATCAATACGGATTTAGCAAAGTTAAAAGTTGCTGAGAACGAAGATACACATCAAATGTTCGAAAGAACTTACACCAAAGTAAATAGATACGACCAATTCTCAGTTTTAACTGGTCAGACTCCAAAAAAAGAATATATGTCGGTTGAAAGACCCGATTATGTAAATTTGGAGTATGAAGTGGTTGTATGGTGTGACTATATGGAGCAGGTCAATAAGATTGTAGAACAAATCGTGTTTTTCCAAGGCCGTTCTTTTGGTGATAGATACAAATTCGTAATCAAAGGTGACTCTTACTCATTTGAAACCATTTCAGAGATGGGTCAAGATAGAATTACTAAAGCAAGTATCAATCTCACTGCCAAAGCATATATCGTTCCAGAATATGCAGCGATGTCTAACAATACTAAACGTAGAATATCAGTTGGTAAGGTATCTTGGGGTGAGAGTCCAAAATTAGGTGGAAATGATTCCGTTAAACCCATAGGTAATGAATAATATTTACATATTTATATAATAGAACAAAAAACATAAGGTTATGGAAGAAAAGACAATAATTCAATTCTCTCAAGAAGAGGTGAACAAAATCCAAGAGTTTCAACAAAAAGTAATAACCACCAATACAAGAATTGGTGAAATCGAACTACAAATCCACGGATTAGAGCAGGAGTTCCAATCGTTGAAAAACGAGAAGCAATCGTTGATTGATGGATACACTACTCTAAGACAACAAGAAATGGAATTGAGTGCAGAATTGAAAGATAAATATGGTGAGGGTACTTACGATATTAACACAAATCAATTCACACCTACAAAATAAGTAGTCGTTTCCCTATTTTTTGGTGTATTTATTATAAGGAAAACCAAATTTTAGAATTTAGGAGAAAATAATGGCTGAAAGAATTGTAAGTCCTGGCGTATTTACACGAGAAAAAGACCTCTCATTCCTACCTGTGGGTATTGGTGAGATTGG